TTCTATATGCCTATTAATGAAAGTATATCTACAAATGGAAGTTTCATAATTAGAGGAACTGCTATTAATGAAACTACTACTAGAAATGGTATAACTTATGTTGCAGAAGAGTTAGAGAAATCTGCTTATACATTTAGAAATAAACCAATTCTTTTAGACCATAATAATTCTGTAAAAAATATTGTGGGTAGGACAACTGAAAATGTTTCATACAATGATATCAAGAGGGCAATTATGTTTGAAGGTAAGGTTATGGATAAAGAGATTCAGCAAATGATTAAAGATGGAAGAATTACAAATGTTAGTATTGGAGCTAAAGTTCAGGATTTAGTTGATGATAAAGATTCAGGAACTGTTAAAGCAGTAGGTATTGAAGGATTAGAAATATCTTTTGTAGCTGTTCCTGGAGACCCTAATGCAGGTATTGCATCTGCTCTATGGGAGAGTTATGAAATGAAGAAAAAGATTGAAGAGGATTATATTTCAGATGATGCAGAAGCAGAAGATAAGGAAGAAGAAGAGAAGGAATTAGATGAAGAAAAGAATAAAGTTGTTAATCAAATAGTTGAAAAGGAGGTTATTAATATGACAGAAGACGCGATACAGAAAACTGAACAAGAGCAACCAGTTGAAGCTGAACCTAAGACTGAAGAAAAACCAGTTGAAGAGCCAGTAGCACCTGTTGCAGAGGAGAAAGTAAAAGCTTTTGACTTTGAATCATTTCAAAAATCTTTAACTGAAACTATCACTACTTCAATGAAGATAGTGAAAGAAGAAGTATTAAAAGCAGTTGATGAAAAGATGAATGCTAAAGTAGAAGTTAAAACAGAAAGTGTAAACCCCTCAGTTAGTGTAATTGTAAAGAAAGTAGATGAGACTAAAGGTATTGTTGCATCAAAAACTGATGTTGAAGAAGAATTATCATCAGATATAGTTTATGAAGCAGCTGATACTGGAAGAGGATTTCAAATCTGGAGAAATTATACTGATACAAACAAGTTTAAGAGACTTGCAAGATAAACTCATGTTTAATTACTGAAAGGAGGATATGATACAATAAAATGGCAGTAAACCCATACGGATACGTTCCGTTAACAGACGGAGGTACTCCTAGAATAATAACTGGATACGCAAAAGAAGTAATCAGTGGTGGACAACTTGTTAGTACATCAGGTGCTACAGGTATAGTTAGCTCTGGAGCAGATAGTTTTGTTACATCTGATTTGCAATTTTATCACACTATCGGTAGTGGTAATTTTGTAGGTGTAGCTTTACATGATGCAGCTTCTGGAGGTGTAGTAAGTGTTGCTACAAGAGGAACATTCATTCTTGAAGTTTCAGGAGCAGCAATACCAGCAGGAACTCTAGTTGGATGTAATAACGCTGATGAAGTTATCGTTGGTTCTGTTGCAGGTGGATACGGCACTTGGACAATAGGAAGAGCTTTAACTGCAGGAAGCGAAGCTGACTACATTGTTGTTGATATACATGGATAAAAATGGCAACTGAAATGAAGGCAATTAAAGAATTACTACAAACTGACTTAGGTACTGAAGGTCAACTATTAATACCTCGAAAAATACACGATACATTGATTGAGGAAGTTGATAAAAATATTATACCAAGAAGTGAAGCAGCATTATACTTTGGACCAGCAGACATTCCGGGAAGTTCTATTGATGTTGATAAAGTAACTCCAAATTCAATGAGTATAAGAGTTGTTGGAGAAGGAGCAGAATCTTATCAAGACCAAGTTGCTTATACATCATCTAATCTTAAACCGGTTAAATATGGAGTAGCAATTAGAATTACTAAGGAAATGTTGGAAGATGGTAAATGGAATTTACTTCAACATAACATAATGACAGCTGGAAAGAGATTTGCTGAAAATGAGACAAAACTTATTTTACAGGACGCTCTAGACAGTGCAGCTAATACTGTTTCTGGTGGTGCAGCAATTACAATTGCAAACATCACAAGAGCTATGCAGTATTTAGATGATTATGATTATTCAGGTACAACATTATTTGTTGGAATGGAGGTATTAAATGATTTAAGAAACATTGATACTTTTGTTGAAGCAAACAAAGTTGGAAATACTGAAATGTTAAGCAGAGGGTTCTTAGGAACAATCTTTGGACTTAATGTTATCAAATTTTCAACTAATGCAGCACCATCATCTACATATAGCAAATATGCTTATGTAACTGATAAAATGCATGCTTACATGATTGCGGAAAAGAGACCAGTTACAGTTACAAATTTCGATATGCCTGTGTACGATATGAGTGCAGCTAGTATTACTCAAAGAATAGTAGTTGCAACATTAAGAACTCAAGCTATTGCAAAGATAACAACTAGTTAAGAGTACAATATGATTTAATAATTTATTTTTTTATTTTTTTTAAATCATTCATAATCTATAATCTGAATAAAACAGATTTTAAATAAATTGAAAGGAGGATAAAATAATGTCAAGTTTAAAAGATGGATTAGGTTTTGAAGAAGTCACAAATGACGCAAACTTACTTACTGATAGTCAGGATGGATATTTTCATAATGTAAGTGGAGCTAATGCTCAATTTACAGGAAGTATTATATCTGCTTTATCAATAACAACTGATGATTATGCTTCTACTTTTCATGGTACAACTTATAGTGGAACAAGTTTTGTAGATACAAATGGTATTCTTCAATCTGTAAGTATTGGTTCAGGAACAAGTGTTTATGGAGCTAAAATACAAGCAGGCTCTGGAGTATTATCAACAGGTAGTAAGGCATGGATAGTTTACCCTATATCATATACTGGGTTGCCAACTGTTCTTGTTACAAATAGAAGTGCTTTAACAGATATTCAATTAGTAAATGGAAGTCTAACTACAGGAAGTGCATATTTTATAGGTACAACTGCATCAAGTGATTTTAGTTGGATGTCAATCGGAATTTAATTGAAAGGAGGAATGAAAAGATATGGGAACAGATACAACAGGAAGCCTTGTAGTAGGTTTAGTTGATGGAATGGGTAATGGTTTTGGAGTTGCTTCAACAGAAGTAATGATAGTAACCGGAGCTCCTACTGATGTTTTAACAGTGCAAAATGGAAGTCAAGTTGCATGGGCATCAGACGATTCAACATACTATATGGGATTAGCACAAAATGGAAGTACTTGGGTTAAACTAGGTTCTGTTGCTTAATTTGTTCTTTGGTTACGCCAAAGTGCAAGTTTTAATATCCTAAAACGATAAGTAAAATGGTAAGAGAAAATAGATTAAAAGAGTATATATTTCCTAGATTTAGTGTTACAGGTAGTAATTTTTCTATGTATGATGAAATTAACAAACCTCACTCAATAAATGGTGAGATAGTTAAAATTATATTTACTAATATTGCAAGTCCAGGAAGTTTATGGATTGCTGAGAGTGGAACTAATATTGAATACTTTAGAAAGAATGATGTAACTTCTGGTTTATCAAACTTTGAAGTTTATCCATTTGTTTATGGAACAGATATATTAGGAATGACAGGTAGTCCTCAAGCATTTACAAAACTTGAAACTAATGGTCAGGTTTATTTGGCTGGTAGTGGATTCACTTCTGGAACAGGTACAACATTTGGACCAGTTACTTTATTGTATAGGTAATTCATACATACTAATATGGTATCTCTAAGCGATATTCAAATAGGAAGTATAGTCTTAAATATGATAGAAGGTGTTCCGTCATATATTAGTGGCTGTACTTTATGGAACATGGTTGACATGGAAGTATTTAATGCTGAACAATATACTGGTAATTCTATTGGTATAACAGCTATCGCAGAGATGTATCAACCTGCTATTATTAGTTTGACTGCATCATCTGTATTAAAAATGATGGAGATGCAAGGAGCTGATGTTAGTAGTATTAGTCTTGGAGATTTTTCTATAAATAAGGGAGCAAATTCATCTAGTTCATCAACATCTCAAAGTATGAGAGAAGATGGATTGATGAAGTTAGATAACATAGGTGCTGCATTCTCATATTACAAGTCTAATGGTTAGTAAAAATAGTAAATCAGATTGGTGTATGAATATGATTAGTAAAGATATAACAGAGATTAAAATAGGAGTTGCAAGGATAGAAGAGCATATTAAAAGAGTAGACACAGATGTAGCAAGACATGAAAGTTCTATTAAGTGTTTAGAATTAGATGTCTCAAATAATAAAATTGAATTAGCTAAATTAGGAGCAATAGCTGGAGTATCCGGTGGAGTAACCGGTGGTATAGTTTTTATTGCTACAAAGCTAATGGGATTATAATATGACCTTTGCAGACGAACTATATAGTGATGTAGAGAGTGTCTTGAAATATGGACAACTAGTTAGACTTAAATATTATACTGGAAGTTTTAATTCTGGTAGTTATTATGATGATGATGTTTCATATACTCAGTCAGGAACAGATTATTGGACAACAGGATTGATTTGTCCTATTGATTCTAGATTGGGAGGTCATGATGCATTACTCTTACAACAAGGTAAGATATTGTATGATGATAAGAGATTATATGTTAATGGAAGTACATCTATATCAGGTTTAAACCCTATTAAAATAGGTCTAGGGAGCCCGATACAAGCAGAATTTCAGATTATTGATGAGGGTAGAGATATCATGTGGAGTTTGGAGAATAAACCTATTTATAAGAAAGTTTATATAAGATATTTGACAAATGGGTCATTTGTAGGAGAGTAGAATGTCAGTTAGTATTAAAATTATTAACTTAGATAAGTTTAATGAAACTTTAAAAACTGCTTCATATAATGTTAAGAAAAATGTTAATGATGGCATAAAAAAATCAGGATTCTTCATACAAACAGAAGTGCAAGAAAGTATTGCTAATCATAGAGCTGAACCTTTGAGTGTAGATACAGGAAGATTTCTTAATTCTGTTAAAGCTACATTTCCTAAACAATTTGTTGCTGTAGTAGGAACAGATGTAGATTATGCTAAATATTTAGAGTATGGAACTTCTAAGATTGAAGCAAGAAGTCATTTTAGAAATACGGTAGCAAGAGAAGAAGAGAAAGTTAAATTATATTTATTAAAAGAGATAAAAAAAGATTTATGATTATTAGTATATTATGAAGAGTTTAATTATTATATAATATAATGATATATATTTAAATAAACAATTTGATTATAATAATTGATTATAAGCGAGTAATCAATAAAATCCAAGCGAGGAACAAATGACAATAACATCAATATCAAGTGCTACTTATGTAGCAGATTTAGTTAATTTTATAAGAGATAAATTGATTTCTAGTATTACAGACCCTCTTTCAGGTAAGAGAACAAGTAATGAAAAGTTTGTAATGACTGAATATCCTAGAAGAGAAGTAAAATATCCAATTATTACTATTGTTGATAGACCAAGCAGTCAAATTCAAAGATTAGGAATGCAAAGTGAAGGTACAATGCTTAGATTAGTTCTTGAAGTAAGAGTATGGGCTAGAAATGTAAAAGAGAGAGATGAATTGTATGATGCTATTCATAACTATTTGAGAACAGAACAATTTGATACTTTAACTAATGCTAATCTTCATGATTTTACTTTAGGAAGTGTTGTTAATATAAGTGAATCTGATGTTAAAAGTAAAGTAGCCGAATTTACATGGCTTTATATATGTGAATAATCATAACTTATGAAAGGAGGCAATAAAAGAAAAAGAAATGGTGAAATATCTAAGTGACCAAAATAAAGTAGTAATGATGGCAGAGAGTGGTACTTATGCAACTACTTCTGGTGGTGGTATATGGATAGGATTAGTTCAAGATAGTGCTATTGATGAAAGTACAAATGTTAACGCTATAAGATATCAAGGAAGTACAGACAGAAATGTTGATGTATTTACAGATGGTGTCTTAGGATATACAGGAACTATTACATATTATCCTCAAGATTTTAGAATGCTTGGTTATACTGTTGGTAGTATATATGATAATGCAGCTGTTCATACAATAACAGAAAATAATGGAGATGATAGAGTACAAACTATGAACCAACCTTTAACTTCATTTACTATAGAAGATAGTAAAACAAGTACAACTACAGGAAGCAATTTCATAAGAACTATAAAAGGAGCAATGATAGATTCATATTCTCTTACATTTACTCAGGGTGCGCCTGTGTCATGTGAAGTAGGATATGTTGCACAAGATATTGTATTCTCTTCAGGAGCATCAACATCTGTAACTGTTAATGGTAGTAGACCATATTTATGGAGTGATGCACAATTTCATTTACCTTCTGGAACTGTTATACCTAACATAACTGAAATAAGTTTGTCGGTTAATAACAATTTAGAAACAGGACAATACATAAATGGAAGTAGAGTTGCATATGAATTCTTGCCTCAGAATAGAGATTATGAATTATCTCTTACACTTTATTTAGACAATGCTAATGCTAAAACATTATATGACCAGTATTTCTTAGGAGGAAGTGAGTTTAACTGTATGTTAAAAGCAATGGGTACTCCAGGAAGTGCATTTATAACTATGAGTGGATGTAAAATTACTGATATGGAAGTTCCAAGTCCTGTTGAAGGAGTTAATGAACAAACTATCACAATACAACCTAAAGTTTTAAGTGCATCAATTACTGATACAGCAACTAAATATAATGCTTGGTAATAATGAAAGGAGGTAATGTTTAAATGGTAGAAAAAGAATTTGAAATAGAAGGAAAGAAATTCATAGTAAGACCTGTAAAATATAAAGATATTGTAGGTACAAATCTAAAAGAAGAAGATTTGATAAGAAAAATTATGATTATGTCTACATCTATGTCTGAAGCAGAGTACGATGATTTAACTCTAAAACAAGGCATTGAACTACAAAAAGTTGTAAACGAATTAAATGGTCTAATAGATTTTCAGAAACCTCTAATAAAAGAATAGTTAGTGAATTAATAATATGTGACCACTTTAAATGGACATTAGATTATGTTAGAAATCTTGATTATGTTGATTATAAAGAAGTTGCAAAATATTTAAAAAAATTAGAGGATGAAAGAAAGAAAGAGGATAGAAAATTAAAACATTCTAAAAGAAGATAATGGTAAGTATAGATAGTATAGCAGGTGGAATAGCAGGTGGAGCAACAATAGCTATTGTTATCAAAGCAATAGATGAGTTTTCCAAGACCTTTAATGATGTAGAGAAATCTACAGTTACATTAAATAAACAAATGTTAGCAGCAGGTACTGCTATTACAGCGATGGGTGTAGCTGGAACTATAGCTATTTCAAGTCTTGCATTAGAAGCAGGAAAAGCTCAAGGAGTTATTTCTGCTTATAATAACATGTTAGGAAATGATTCTGTTATTGCTTTAAATAAATTAAATGAAGTAACTCATAACACTGTTTCTAATATAGAAATTATGAGACAGGCAAACCAAGCTTTATTACTTGGAATAGACCCTGAAGCATTACCTGCAATGTTTGAAGGAGCTTATGCTGCAGCAAAAGCAACAGGAAGACCGGTTGCAGATGCAATCGCTGATATAACAACTGGAATAGGAAGACAAAGTAGAATGATTCTGGACAATTTAGGTATCATAGTCAATGTAGAAAAGGCAAATGAAAATTATGCAGCTAGTATAGGCAAATTATCTAAAGACTTGACAGATGCAGAAAGAAAGACAGCATTCATGAATGAAACTATGAATGCATTAAAAGTTAATGCAGATAAGATAGGAGTGACAGAAGAAAATTTAGCAGATAAGAGTGCACAAATGGCTAAAGCATGGGATGATGCTAGACTTCAATTAGGAACTGCATTGATACCTGTTATGCAATTCTTCATAGAGAATATTATCTCTCCTATGACAAATTTTTTTGCAGCTCATCCAATTATAACTAAATGGGCAGCTGTTATATTAGTTGCTGGAACAGCATTAGCATTAATAATAGGACCTGCATTAATATTAATTGCATTGTTACCAGCTATTGCTGCTGGAATTGGAATGATAACAGCTGTATCTTTACCATGGTTATTAATAGGTGCAGCTATAGTTGCAGGTATTGTAGCTTTGATTGCTATCTTTTTATATTGGCAAGATATAATTACATTTTTAAAAGAAAATATTTTAATACCTTTTTGGGATTGGTTACAGAAAAAATTTGGTCCTGAAATTGCAGTAATATCTGAACTTGTTAGATTGATGGGATTAGCTTTCATACAATTCAAAGATAGTTTTCTTAAACCAGTTTGGGATTTTATGGTTGAATTTTATAATTGGATTAAAGATAGTTTTTTATCAATTGTTGATAGATTAGTTTCAGCATTAAATTCTGTTTCATCTGCAGTAAGTTCTGCTAAGAATATGGTTTCATCTACAATAAATGCTGCTAGAGAAACAGCTTCGAACGCCATAGTTACTCAGACTAAAAAAGTAAATGATTTCATACTTCAACCTAACGGAAGACTTATAGAAACAAATCCAAATGATACTATATTTGGAACTAAAAATACATCATCTCTAGGTGGAAGTAATAATATAACTGTTATTATTGAAGGAAATATTTATGGAACAGACCCTGATGAAATGGCAGAAGCTCTTTATGATAAGTTAAGGAGGAAGATTTCTTTCTAATGGTAATTAATACAAATATAATTATTAATGGTAGTAATGTAGATAGTTTTAGTACTTGTAATATCGTAAAAAGTTTAAGTAATGAATATTCTTCAAATGAATTTGGTGTTGTTATAGATAATTATATGGGAAGGAATGGAAGTAAGTTTGATATAGGTAATAGTGCATCTGTATTCATAGAAAAAGATTATAATATTATGAAAGAGGATATCAGGAATAAGCTTATTGGATATTGGAAGTTGGATGAAAATCTAACATGGATTAGTAATTTAGGGATTGAATATTCCCAATTGAATGACGTTAAAGATTCAAAAGGTAACTTCAATGATGCTGATAATTATTATACTTTTGTTGAAATGTTTGATTCTAAGATAAATAATTGTCTTGGTTTTCATATAAATGAAGACTCACAGGTTCATGTTGTAGTTGACCCAACAAATCCTATTCAAAATCCTACTGATTTTTCAATATCATGTTGGTTGAAGTTTGATGATACTACAGTTCAAGATAGTTTTTATCCTATTAGTGCATTATATACATCTGGAGGAAACACTTATAGAAATTGGGCATTATATAAAGGAAGTGTTCCAGATAATAATGTTAGTTTTTATACTTATGGAAATGGTTCAACAGCAGGAACATTTATTGGGTCTGTTGGAGCAGTTGCAGATAGTTGGAATTATTTTACTGGAACTTTAACTGGGTCACTTGCTAAATTCTATTATAATGGAAGTTTAATTGGAAGTAAGACTCCTGTTACTAGGTCATCTTTAGTTGATACAATGTATTTTGGTACAGGTTCTGTATATGTTGGTGTAGATGGATATTATTGGATAGATGAAATTGGATTATTCAATGAAGAAATTACTTCTACAGATATTCATAATATATATAATAATGGTAGTGGTTTATGTTATGGAAAGAACATATTTAATGGATTAGTTGAAGATATCAAATTTACCGGAGAAGGGATAGTAGAAAAGATTCAAATGAATGGAAGAGATTGGACTCTAGCTCTTCAAGATAGAACAGTTGAACCAGAAGTTTATACAAATACAACTGCTGGAAGCATTGTTAGAGATATAATTTTAAAATATACTGATGGTATAACAACTAAAGGAGTAAAAGATAATCCAAAAATCATAGATAGAATTGCATTTAATCATACTCCTGTATTTGATGCTATTAAACAAATGGCAGATTATACTCAATTTGTTTATTATGTAGATGAAAATAAAGATTTAAAATTTCATGAAAAGAAGGCAGTTAATTCAGATTATGTTTATAATAATGAAGCAGGTAATGTATCCACAAAAGTTTCTTTTAAAGACCAACGAGATACATTGTATAATCAAATATGGGTATATGGAGATAGATATTTAGATGGATTCAAAGAAACTTTTATTGCTGATGGAGGTAGTGTTTTCACTTTATTATATAATCCTCATAATACTAATATAACTGTTGGTGGAAGTGTTATTCAACCAGGACAAATTCAAGGTATAAATATTGTTCCAATAAGTGGTGCAAAGTATGAAGTAGATTATGATGATAAGACAATAACCTTTATATCTGGAACAAATCTAGGAAACTATACTCCTACATCTGGCAATTCTGTTATTGTAAGTTATGAAAGGTCTTTACCAATAGTTAAAGTTGGAGATAATCAATCTAGTATTAATACATATGGTAAAAGAGTTAAAGTTATTCAAGATAAAAATATCAAAGACCCAGCAACTGCAGAACTAATTATGTTACAGAATCTTGATGATTATTCAGACCCATTAAAACAAGGAACAATTAATTTAAAAGGATTAGATGATGTTAATGTAGGACAATCTGTTTTAGTTAATAATACATTTTATAACATTGTTTGGCAATCTTATGATATAGCAGAAATAGATTATAGTTTGAATAGCAATACTTGTTTAAGTGAAGAAGTGATGACATTAAAATTAAATAAAAAACTTCCAGATATCACAGATAAATTGAAAGAAGTTATTTTAGAGTTAAAGAAATTGCAAGGAACAGATATTTCTGTTTCAGATGTTATAACAAGATATCAATTTAATACAGGAAGTGTTGGGATAAGAACAAGTGGATTGATAGTATATACAAGTTCAGTTACAGGAAGTGCTTATCATTTATATGGAACTACATTTGTTCCTCCAATCAATCCTTTCATAATATCAGGAACAACTGGATTTGGTAGATTATCAGGTAGTCCGGTAGGAAGTGCATTTGGTCCTTTCGTAATAAATTATTCAGGAGGTTATTTATAATGATATTAGATTTTGCAAAACAGAGAATAGCATTATTACTTGCTGGGAGTATTTCAACATATCCAAATTTCTTTATGTTAGGAAGTGGTAGTGGAGCTACATTAAGTACTGATACTACATTAGTTTGTGCTGTAGATAGACAAGCTGTTACTTCAACAAATGGAAGTAATTCACAAAAAGTTACTTGGATAGGAGATTGGAATAGTGTAGAAATGAGTGGAATACAATTAAGAGAGTTTGGAATGACTGGTTCAAATCCAGGAACTACAGGTAGTATGTGGAGTAAAATGAGTATGCCTACTATAACTTTTGATGGAACAAATGAACTTAGAATTGAAGAAAATTGGGAGGTTTTTTGATTATATAATTTAAAGATATAATTTTATATAATCAAAATCATTGATATAGATATGGTAACAGCAGAAGGAATATTTCCAAAAGTAGGTAATGACCCATTATATGCAAGTGAAGTAAATATACTTGCGGGAATAGGAAGAAGTTATGTAGGTGAAACTGCGTTATTTGGTTCAGGAACAAATTATACTACAGTAGGAAGTATAGTAATAAATGCTGGTAATCTTCCTAATTATCCTAGAATAGATATAAATTTTTATCAGACAAGTGGGGGGGCATCAGAACAAATACAATTTGGTATTTCAGGAGTAGGTGGAAATTTCAATTTAGCAATAGAACAAGCTGATGGTGGTTATTCAGGATTTTGTCATTATTTTGGTTTAGGTTCTAGTGGTAATATTAATGTAGAAGGACATTTAGTATCTTATCTTAGTAGAGGTGGAATAAAGTTGTATAGTGATAGAGATAATACAATAGTTAATACTGGTTCTCCATTAGTTATATTTTTTAATGGAAAGACAACAGGTGCAAGTGCAACTATTCAATATAATGCTAAAGTTTATGGTGCAGAAGGAGTATAATATTTTATAATGGTAAACCCTTTCAAAACTTTTTGGGATTGGATATCTTGCAAAATTATATATATTAATCAAGAGTTAGAAGAACAAATTGTATTAAAAGATGAAGAAATTAGTAAGTTAAATGTTGTTATAGAGAGATTAAAAATAAGAAAAGATTTAAGTTTTCCTTCTTCATACAATACAATCGATATATATAAGACCTTATCATTGCTTGGAGAACATTGTCCTGATGTTTATATCTCTGATATGAGTTTTGACTTAACAACTCAAGAAGAGGCAGCAAAATTTAGTGAAGAGACTGCAGTTCAATACAGAACATGGGTTAGTGAGAAACATGATTGTGATAACTTTTCTTTTGCAAGTATGGGATATTGGTCTGATGGATTAAAGAGTTTTGCTTATGGTATTGCT